GTAGGTCTGTGTGATGTAAAGCAGGCTTACGGCTTCCCTTGCAGCATCGACTTTCAACTTCACCCCAGACTGTGCCTTGGCAATTGAGAATGGGAAGATTTTGCGTCCTGATTTGTCTGTCCAGTTGCGAGCCATACCCGACAGGGGGATTCGGGCGTAACCCTTTTGGACTTCCTGAATAGCAGGAGCTGCAATCTCGTTGGCGTTCTTAGTGAACTCTTTACGCAGACCCGGCTCAACCTTGTTCAACGAACGGATGGTTTCTTTCAGACCTGCTATCTCTATGGAGGCTGATGCTGTCATTTCCGTTGTGCTTTCTGCTGGTTGTTCAGAATCTCAATAACTGTCGTTAGATCGTCAATCTCGAATTCAATTTGTGGGGGGTAAAACCCTGTCGCAACAAGTACCTCTGCTAGGGCGCGTCGGTAGCTGTTGCTTCTGTGGCTTTTGGGTCTTCTTGACCAACTACTTCAACTGCGTTCACTTTTTTGATGTAATCGTCAAATGACACTGGCACTGGAATGTTTTGCTGTTTGCAACATTCATACGCCATAAACGCAAGGTCTTCAATGCCGATGCCGTTAGCAAGCGTCGAGGCTTTTTGTTTGAACTTGCGTTCCCAAGCGACGATGACAAACAGATTGGTTTCTAGTTCGTATGGTTCACCGTCGTTGGGTGTGATGCGTAGTTGAATTTTCATTTTGGCCTTTTAGGGATGATTACGGTGTGACGTCGCGTACCCATGTGCCACCAGTAAAGGAGGCTGTGACCGTTGCAAGTTCACCAACGGTTGAATTGATTGGTGTGAAGTTTTCAAGCATTGCGTTCGTGATGACGTACTCAGGGTTAGACGCTGACTCGGTTACACCAGATGGGCTGATGGTCAGAACTGTTGAGCCTTGGCCAACCATGGCTGCAAGTGCTGTTTCAACTTCGCCCACACCGTAGGAAAGGAAAAAGTCAATTGAGACTTCGACTGACTGCAAGCCACCAACGAAACGATGGCCAGTGTCACCAAATGCTGTGGACTCGAGTGCGTCCTGACCAATGGTCAAGGTCACCTGATTTGCTTGATCACTCAAATCGTATGAAGTTGCGCCCTGCGTGATGTTGATTGTTGCATTGCTGAGGAATGTTGTTGTTGCCATTTCTGACCTTTCTAGTTTCGTCTAACTGCGATAGCCACAGTTAGATCGTATGTTGGGATGTCTTGCCCACCGTAAGAAGCGTTGCCCGGTCGGGCGTCAACTACGGCAATGGAAGAGTTCATAATTGTGTCAACCGTGGTCATCAGGTAATCACCTGAATCTTGGTTGCCGGGGGGAGCTGCAAGTACGCGAACTGGAATGCGAAAGTCGCCAACGTTGTAAGTGAATGAAGTCATCACTGGTAATTCAATGAAGACAGACATTGGGCGTGCGTTGCGTGGGTCTGTAACTGGTTTGAGTCCGAGTGCTGTCAGCGCTGTTTTGATTGCGTTGACTGCGTCAACAAGAATGCCGGACGCAGCCATTACGCAACCGAAGCCCTGGATGTACCTAAGAGCTGCATGATGCGACCCAAGGTTGAAGGGATTGGGATGGAAGACATTGAATCGAAACTGGCAAAGGAATCGGCGCTGCCACGTTCCCTGTAGAGGGTCGCTGCATAAAGAATCGCTCCGAGTTTTACTGAGTTATCAGGAACCGTGGTTTGAGAATCTGCATAATTGCTTTCGCGACGTTTATTCCAGCACCAATAGTTTGAGGCTGCAACGCAGGTTGCTATGTATGCAGTGTCATTGGCCGTTGCGACGTCAATGCCCAAGAACTCAAGCACCATGGCGCTAGTGATCCAAGTGACCGATGGCGTAAAAGCCACGGTGCCTGTAGCGACATTTCGAACAACATCAGCGCCAGCGTTTGAAACCAAAAACTGGTTTATGAGAATGACGTCATAGTCAAATTCGTAATCGCCGTAATCATCTACGCCAAGGAACTCAGCCGATTCTGTTGAAAGGACTTTGTAGTTGCCGTTAGCAATGACAGCGTTTCCAGCGATGGTGACTGTGTCGCCAACTTGGATTCCAGATTCGAGGAGGGTCTGCAGCACAACAACATCGTCTTTGCGCGTGTTGAATGCAAGGTCAAATGTTGCCATGCTGCGTTCCCTTAGTTCCTCTTGTGGATCAGGTCAGGTTGAAACGACGAAGGCCACCGGCAATCGTGACGATTGGGCAGAAGTAGCCGTAGATCATTGCTTCGATTTCGCCAGATGACGGAACATTTACTGAAAGCATGAGCTGTGAAGACTCGAAGATCTCAATTGCTGAAGGCACGATGAGGAACGCTGATTCGTCAATGGTGGTTGACACCATGTTTGAAGAAACGTACAACGGAACACCAAGAACATTGCCGAACAAGGTTGTTGCCTCTGCTGATCCTGCTGAGTTCTGTGGCTGTCCAGCAGAGAAGAGAGGACGGTTGCTGCCGTCAACTGCGTTTTGCATGAGTGACCACTGGCTGACGCCTGCTGTGTATGCGCTGACCACATCGCCTGTTGCCAAGTATGCAGCTGCAGACTCGGTTGACACGAAGGACTGGATACCGGCTGCAGATGCAGCAGTTGCTGTTGCCTGTGTACCACCGGCTGTGATTGCAGCAATGGTTGCAACTTCTGTCGCCTTACGGTACGAGCGTGTCATGTTGTCAAGCATGATCTGTGCAAACGATGGGTCTGAACGCTCTTGAAGTTCAACTGACCAGCGCTGAAGACCAGCAAGTTTGACGACGGTTCCGTTGACATACGAAGAAACGATGCCTGTCTCGGATGGTGCGCCACCTTCAGAAGTCGTTGCGACTGTTCCGTTGGTTGTGATTTTTGGAATGCTGATTGTCATACCGGCTGCAGGGATGGCACGAGTACCACCACAAGCGTCAATGACCGGACGCGATCCGATGTTGACCTGGACAACATCGTTGACGTACGCAACTGGCGAGAATGCAGGGTTTGTTGTGAACGAGTCATCTGCTGCTGCAATGAACTTTGCTTTTGCCTCGTCAGCTGCTGCAACATAGAGACGTGATTCGCTGTTCGGGTTTAGTGCTGCTTGAACACTGTGATGAAGGTAATCGGCGTTCGTTTTGATTGGTGAACGTGGGGCTGAGTAGAAAAGTGCTGTAGGCACTGTGGAAGTGGCCTCAACTGTTTCTGGGGTTTCTGATGACATGGTTTCCTCCTCGGAAGTGTCTGTTGTGGGGGTTTCGTTTGCTTCTTCTTCGACTTCTGGGTCGGGTTCTGAAGCAGCGATTTCTGTGATGAGTGCGTCCTTGAACGCGCTTTGAGCGACCAAACTGATCTCAATTAGGTCAGCCTTTGAAACGATCATGACGCCGTTTTTGTCGAACTTGTATTTAGTGGGAATAGCGCCAACGCTGACTGAGTCGTATGCGCCGGCTTTGATTAGTTCAATGGCGTCATTTGCAGCTGCAGTTTTTGCAAACTTGGCTGTGAACAAAAGTCCTTCTTCTGAATCTGCAAGTTCAGTCACGACGCCTCGTAACTGGCTCATGTCATGGCCTTCTAAAAGTTTGGGTGCTTTAGCGTTGAGGTCAAATGCTCCACGCTTAAAGGAAACTTTTTCGCCTGAAGAAACAGTCGCAGAAACTGGTTCCCATGGGACTGCGACGCCAGTGATAGTGCGTGGCGATTCTTCACCTGCTGCTGCAGCGTCAAGGGTGATAGGGACGTGAATGAACTCAATCATGCTGGGATACTTTCTTCTGAGATGTCAGGCATTAGTTGCGACGAGCTGTCGTCCACGCCCAAATAACTTTCAAGGTCAAATTCAACAAAACGGTTTCTTGGCAAAACTTGGTCGCTTGAAAGGGTCTGTTCGATGCAGTCCAGATAGACGCGAGCGCCAAACAAGTAAAGGTCTTGGCGTGCTTGTTCAGCATTTTGATACGTCATTGACGCACCTTCTGTTGGTGCCGAAACCAGATAGGCAGGGACGTTGCACAGACGTGCCATTTCAAGTGCTTGGTATTTGCGCTGATCAGAAATTACTTCTTGTGGGTTTTGGCTGAACTCTTTGAACTGCACCTGACTTGACAGTGCGCCAATGGCGTTTTTCTTTCGAGCCGATGCCCACGCTGATGCAAGATCACCTAAGTCTTCGCCTGACAAATCTTCGCCTGATACCTGTTGCAAATAACCTGGCACCGTTTCAAGTTGGGCGTATCGGTCTGCAGCTGCGTCAAGATAAATGCTTGTGTTTATTGCGCGTACACCAATTTTTAGGATGCCGGGAATTGGGCTGATGAATTGCAGCACATTGGAAACATCAAGGGATTGACCGTTGAACATCAGTTCTTTTTGTGGGCCAAAATACTGAATGAATCCACTCTGATCATTTGACGAAACGCTCGCTGCAGGTAGCCAAGTAAAGGTTGCAGGTTTGCCGTCGGAGTATCTGCTTGAGATGTAGGCGTATGCAATTCCGTAAAAATAGAGGTCACTGAAAATGTTGACGTAGAAAAACGAGCGTGACACTTTCGGGTCTGGTCGTTCCATCCACTGATCGAGAGGGAGATAGATGTTTTCGTAGCGTTCACCAGTCCACTGTTTTGTGTAGTGGCGAAGCTCTAATGCGCCGACCATGCCGGCGATTAGATCGCGAGCGCGTGAAACGGTAGGCACGGAAAGTGCTCTGACTTCATCGTTGCCGTTCAAGTAATAGTTGAACTGGCCAATTTGGGAGACGCCAGCAGCAGCCTGCACTGGGGCAGATGCGAAAGTTGCTTGCTGTTTGCGCCAAAAAGCCATCTACTAGCAACATAATCTAAACTAGTTGCAAATGCAACGACCTAGTGAATGTTTTTTACTGTGCAGAACCCATGGATGGTCGGCCTGTGTTTATGGGTCGAGAAACCATGGCTACGGCCACCACCAAAAGACGCGCTGCCTCAATCGGGCCGGGGGAGCGTTGAGAGCTGAGAACGATTTGACCGTTTGCTCTGGCAAGGGTGGCTCTCATGACGTGGGAGGCGAGTAGTTCTTCGCCACGATGCAGGACACGGTTTTCAAGGATTAGCGATCTGGTGAGGGCAGTCAGTTTGAGAATTTCTGCGTAGCCAAATGTGGTGCGCCTGCGTTCAAGTTTTTCGGGGGTGTGGACGTCAAGAGTGGGGGAGATGACTAGGCGCAGTTTTGGGTCTGCCTCCATTGACTTTTCAATCTGTATCCACATTTCCTTCAGGGATTCTGTGGAGAACTCAACGGTGGCAACAATTTGTCCGTCTTCATTTAGCCCACAGCGAATCCCCACATTTTTAGATGAGTCAACTGAACAATCCACAGCGAGCACCCCACCAGCAGGGCATTCCTGATCTGTTTTGAGTTTCTCCCACACACCCGGCTGAAGCCAAGCGTCAGCAGAAGACACCCACAGATTCAGGTGCGCTCGAAGGAACGCTGCACGATCAGGAGATTCGGCAGCTGCATGAAGAGCGTCAAGGGTGATGGTTTCCCCCAAGGATGGGTTCGCCCAACGCCAGTAGGCAGTGTCGTTTGGGTCAACATCGGGAAGGCTCCATTCGGCAAAGTAAAGCCGTGTCTGTTTCTGTTTGTCGATAGACCCAAGAGCCTGCTCGCGAAGACGCTGCATAGTCTTTGACCCTTCATCGCCACTGGTTGACCACGACGAAAGCAACGGTGATTTCACAGCAATTTGTGACGGCCTAAGAGCGTCAAAATAAACTTCCTCGGTGACGTTCCAGATTTCGTCAACAATGATCAGGTCATAAGTACCACCATGAAGGTGAGGCGTTGCAGCGCGAACCTCCCACACAGACGAGCCAATCTCGACTTTGTTTCGGCCATAAGACCAGGTCACCTTTGCGTCGTAATGCGCCTCAAGTACCGGCGCAAGTTCATTGAAGATGGCCACAGCCCTGTCAAGTTTGTTCGCCGTGGAAAGAACCCTCATCGGCTTGCCACGCATCGCTGCAAAGTCAGTAAGCCACCAGCCGATAAGCGCCGTCAGCGCAACGGACTTGCCGTTCTGACGAGCCGTTGAAACAAGAGACTCACGATGCACAAGGTCGCCGTTCTCATCATGGGTCAACTGGCC